AGAAATCTTGAAGTCCGCACCACCCCAAAAATCAAATGGGTTGACTGGTGTTTCATCTTCAAACTGTGGTTGCATCACATCCATAATTTTATCAAAGATTTTCTTACCATATTTGTATAAGAAAACTTTACCTTCATTTTCTGGTGCAGATGGGTCTGATACCACATATACGTTTGATACATAATGTAGTCTACGTTTACGTGAACGTGCAATCTCTTTATCTTCATCGCGACCAGAGTTCCAAAGTTGAGTGTTTAATTCAGAGACTGGGTCTTGCTGTCCGATTGATGTGAGAGATTTTTCGATATACCAACGTCCTGTTGGTCCTTTGAATCCGTGGTCCCAATATTGTACCCATGGTACGTCTTGGCCCTCGGCTGCTGGTAGAAATCGAACAACGGCATAACCATTACCAGCTTTATCCACTGTTGGTTTCCATTCACGATCGTCTACGTATGATTTCTTTTCGCCACCTCCTGCTGTTTCCGCCGCAGCCAACAATTTTCCAATTGCGGTGTCTCTAGCTGCCTTCATGTTTGTATATGACATAGTATTCCTTTGTATTATTGTTTATATCTAATATTATATTATTTGTGTTAAGTTGTAAAGACATTTTTTATAATTTCTTTCAACTTCTTAGTATTTATCCACAATGGGATAAAAGTCTTGTAATTTTGTATCCGAGCTTTTTGCTCAGGCCAAATCAAAACGTCTGTAGTTTTCTTATCACAGACATCTGTAAAGTCTAACCAATAGTCTAAGATTGTTACGGTTTCTAAACTAACCTTACCCGCAAACATTTCTTCTACTATATATGGCATTTGATTTATCTTAAATAAATCGTCAAACTGTTTTACATCCAGAGTTTTCAAATCAGATTTAAATAGATATGAGATTGATTGTAACTTTGAATTAAATTCTTCGTATGCCTCATCAGTACAATCAGTAATGTAAGTATTTCCAGCCAAAGTATTCGCCACAAAGTATTTGATTAAAGATTCCTTTGTACTATATTTACGTACGAGTCTTTGATAGAAATATTGGTCACGCCTTCGAGCAAATGCTGAGGTCGTCAACCATTTCATTTTGTAGTTATATTTGACAGCATCGTAAGAACCTTCAAAATGTTTCTGTATAGAAGTGGCAATACACCATGCTGTATAACCTGTAACTTTAGATGAAGAAACTGAGGGCATTCCCTGTGCTTGGTATAACATTAAATTTCATAGCCTCTGCTTCTAGTTTTGCTTTGAGAGGCCCTTTCACTAATTTAGTAATATCTGCTGGGTCAATCTCGTGTTGCTCACAAACTTCAATGAGAGCCTCTGAATATTTTAATCCATCAGTGTGTACTAATAATCCTACTTTTTCTGCTAACGATTTACGCGTAAACGCTACGGGTACTGTTGTCTTTGACATATTTTATTTAATTATCTTTATATTATATAATACCATATAATCGGTATTTTGTCAATCACTTAACTTCTTTTTTAAATGATTCATACCAATACTTAGAATGTTCTCTAAGGCCACGATTACACTCACGGATAAATTCTAATTCCGCTTTAAGATTATCTTGTATTTCTATATAGAAAGCTTTATCCTTTGCTGGTATTAGAGGCTTGATTTCTTCAATCAATATCTCTAAAACGTGGTCAACATATTTACATGTTGGGCCAGGACAAGTTGGTGCTTTATCTTTATACGCATTTATCTTTTTAATTTTAGAACCGACGGTAGGCATATGTGTATTTATATTACCAATTTATGCGAACTCTTCTCATTGATGTGATTGTGTGTAATTTCTTTCTACGTTCGATATCCGCTTCTTTGCGGTCTAGTTCAGTATATGTTCCTCGTTGAATGTTTCTCATTCTATTTGAAACTACTTGGCATTTATAGGCTTTGCTCATGGTAAAATGTTTTTAATTTGGTTATCACTATAGCCGTCGCTTTTCAATAAGCTCACGACCTTATCTTTGTCTATGTATCCATAAACACTATCTTGATTGTCTTCACGAAGTTCTGGTAGTTTCAACCAATGACCATCGGTATCCCAAGCTCCAACTTCATATTGCGAGTACGGGCCTTTATCATTCTTTGGTGTACTATAATGAAATTCACTGGCTTGGATAGAAATCTTACCGCCCCTAAACGGGAAGGCAGGATTTAATTCTTTAAAGTTAACGTTTTGCATTTTCTTTTTCTATTAAAATAGTAGTTAGAGCGACAATAGAGCAATACATTACTGTATGTTGAGCACTGAACTCAGTGGGGTTGAACGCTGTGATTAATAAACTGATAGCGTTCAGAACCAGTATTATGTTAAGCATTATAGTATTCATTATTTAGCAATTATAATTTTACAATGTTCGTTAACTCTCCCGTTAACCTTTGATTTTTTACTTGTAGATTTCTCCATATCTTTAACTATAGATGGTTTATATACGGAGTCAACATCTTTCGCACGAATTGTGATTTGATAACTTTTATCTTCATCAAAGTCTTTGATAGATGTGCCTTTTACAGAAACACCATCTCTCGTAAGAGCGACATACTTCTGTAATTTTCTTGTCTTTTCATTGAAAAGAACGACTGTCATAGCACCAGGAATTTTAGCTGGTGAAACTGTCGAGTCAGTATTGCCCTTCTTTATGTACTTTCTCTTCTAGACGTTTCATTGGTGGTATTACAGGAGCCTTTGGTTTAGTATCTTCTTTTACCTCTGCAGCTCCTTGAGCATCTACTCTGGCTTTACTAATGATTTGCTGAGTGCCATCATATAAAGCTAAATAGATTGGATTCTCTACATCTTTTGGCATTCCACGATTTACCATTCTAGCAATCTTAGTATATGTAAAGAAGCTGAAGTAATCAGAAGCAAATCGTTTAACTGCTTTCTGTGTCTTACTATCAATGTTCTCACTTGCTAAATACGTGATATAATCGTCCATTAAATCTTTTGTTGAACAATAGTAATTATAGAATTTAAGAGCTTTAGTGGCTCGTGTTTCTATCTCTCCTACTGTCATGCTATCAACATCTTCCCATGTTGGCTCTTCGCCTGTATATTTAGAATCTGTTGCTACTATGTTTCCTTGTCTGTTAAATACTTTGCTCATTATAAATCCTTTCTGATTGAAATCCACCTAATCGCTCAAGTTCTTCTTGAACGTCGTTATCTTCTGGTTGAACAAGGACGAATCCGTCCGTGGCTGGTTTTGACTGGTTAGTCAATTTTTTATGAAGTCGCTTGATTAGATTTTCGCGCTTCTTTAATTCTTTATCTGTCATTATTTAAAGTATACACTATTTTTATTTGTTAGTCAACAACAAATCTGCAATTAATTGCTTTTTTATTTCATTTGCAGCTTGTACACAAGCCACCCTAATATTCATAGGCAATGTTTCACTGCCTGGCAATTGGTTCTCGATTACAACATCGAGCATATCTAGGTTGCTTCCTAATCGTCCAGCTGCTACTGGATTGATTTCTTTATCTAATAAATTAAGTGATGTAGCCATTATATCTTTCCATTCTTTGAAATTCTTTGTCTAAAGCTGAATCTGCTGAGTGTAGCACATTAACATCTTTTCTTCCACTATAATCTAAAGCCACCGGTTCAGTGACCTTGAGTGTCCAGCCACGATACTTAAAAGTTGGTACTAAGGATAGTACAAAACTTTTGCCGTTGTGGCTCAATATATATTTATTATTAATTCCCATAATATTATTTTCCTTTCGGTTTAAAATCTTCAATAAATTTGTCAATCACACCAAAGTCGTCGTTATCGAGAAAGTGTTGGGTGTCTACTGTCTCGCGAGCTGGATACATTGATGTCGCAATATAAGCATCAATCATTTTATTAATGAGTGCTTTAGATGGCCCATAAGGGGTAACATCTGGTGAAATTGTGTGGCCATGTGGGTCAGTAACTTCTACCCAATGCTTTACACAATCTTCTTCTTCGTGTAGGTCAATTGTAACTATGTGACCTTTGTAAGTATAAAATCCGTCGTAATCAGCCATTATCTGCTTCTTGGTATGAACCCATTGCGAAGAGATGGTTCATCTTCTAAAATTGAGTTAATGACGTCTCTTGCATCCGTCAAAACTTTAACACTACCTTCAAAAGATTTCGCTATCGCGTCCTCTTCGCTTAACTCGATTTCTTCTCGAGTCCTTTTGTTGAGCAATACAAATTGCCCAACTGCATAATCTAAATAATATAAGTAATCCATAATTTATCTTTCTAATATAATAAAGTATCCGAAGTATTTGTCAAATACTTTTATCAAATTTTCGTAATCTCCTGCCATCATCTCATTGACGATGTCGTCGGCGACTAGTTTTCCGTCAATCATATTGGCATAATGTCTGGCTGTTGCCATGAGGCTGTAGGCGTTTCCGTCTGGCCCTGTTAAATCTATGACTATTTCAGTCGTTTCTGGTGATTTTGCTCTTATCATAATAAAATTAGTAATTAACTCCTGTCCAGTGGATTGCTTTTCCGATTGTGAAAACATCATCATCAATCACGTTACATCTTGCGAAGTTTCTCGCGGGAGTCTTTGCTGAGGCTGACTTAAGAACGTCGCCGTATTTAAATTTTTTGTCGTTTTTAGTCGCAACGATGAAACAGTGAACGCTGTTGTCAGCGGTGATTTTAATATATTTGGAGCCTTTAGAATCGTCCAAACTGGTAGCGTAATCCCAGTATCTATTCTCCTTATAGTCATCTGACTCGCCAGGCTGACATTCATAAGCTGTTTTATCTTCGGAAATTCCGCTGAACTTTTTAAAAGATTCACTA